AAATAAAAACCTATGGCAAAGAGCAGTAATTGCTATTTTGCTGGCAGTATTTTTACAAGCAAGTATTACAACAGAACAAGCAGTACCAGAGTTAGTTATTTACAAGGATAGACCACCCTTGCTGAGCGTAAATGCAAAGGAAGTGGCTAAAGATTTGCTCAATAAAGAGCAATTTTTGTGCCTGACCAAGTTGATTGGAAAAGAGTCAGCGTGGAATCCAAAGGCTGAGAACCCAGTTTCCACAGCCAGTGGCATTGGACAACTCCTAGACAGCACAGCAAGTAGTCTAGGAATGAAAAAATCAGATAGTGCAGTATCACAATTAGTGGCTACATTATCTTATATTTCTAGAAGGCATTCCACTCCATGTGGAGCCTGGAAACATTTTCAAAAGAAGGGCTGGTACTAAAATGGAAGAACTAAATAAACTAATTGAAGATCTAGAGTCAAAGGCTATTGAAACATGGAGCCGTGATAAAGATGGTAATTTAGTAAAAGTAAAGATGTACTAAGGAGAAATCATGACAGAAGAAATTACAGAAGAAGAAGATTTTGTTGAAGTATGGACTACTGATGAAAACGGTAATCCAATAAAAGTCAAGGTATATTGACAGAATATTATAACATCTGCTACAATTGAATTCTATGTTGTTCACCTCCAAGTAACTCATAGAACAAATAAGGTCCTAGTGCGTATTGCTCCCGTTCTCCGCATTAGGCCTTTTTTTGTGTCTGTAATGTCCGTATTGTCCGTTTCTGTAACATAATTGTAATAAAAGTTTACATGAATGTAACATAAGAATGTCCTTTGATTTGCTTTTTAATAAACATCAATGCTACAATGTATCTACTGCGAAGTTTTACGGTACCTCTCCAGTAGGAAATGCTTTTCCTCAATCAATTGTTTCTTACTATTTTTTTAATTAAAAATAGTGGTTACGGTTGCATGAGGAAATTCAGGTACTGAAATACTTTAAAGACTATATAAGAGAATGGGGAAGTAAATGATAGATAATAAATGGGTAAGTATTACTAATAAATACAAGAAGACTTGTAGTGTATGTAATAGAGCAATGGTTACAGGAGAATTAATCCTGTGGAATAAAGATACAGGCCAATCAATGCATCAACCTGAAATGTGTAATTTGCTGGGAATCAGAAAGAAAATGCCTAGTCGCAAAGAAGCCAATAAGAGAATAATGAATCAAAGATCATTAGACGAACATAGACTGACTGTCAAGATTGAAGGATATACTTTTCCAGTTGAGGTAAGAAAAATTGGATAATGTATTTAAAGCCATAGTAACGGCAGGCGTTATTAATCTAGTAACAGGAAGCCCAATCATTGCAATGTCCATTGGTTGGTTAGCATATTTCTATTGGAGCAGCAAAAATGTATGAACCAGTAATCGTTAAATCCTTTTGGAGAAAACACAATGAGGCAGAACTCAATTCTATGTCTGATGAACAGGTAATGGCTTTAATTGACTCTCATGTTGAGACCTTTATGGATTCCTGGCAAAAAAGGAATAAGGGCAAAGACTTTCCAGATCTAGCCAAAGGCACAATTGCTGATGTAAGAAACAAAAGAACCAATATCAGTAAATCACCAAAGATAGTTAGGTCGTGATACACTATGGTAAGAAGATATTTTCATAGATATATGAATGATAAGCACTATAACAAGAAATGGAGCAAGCAAATGGGTGGATATACAAATTTAGACGGAGTTAGCGATGGATGGATTAGAGGACAGTCTACTCCTCAACATGCAGTACAAGAAGCAATAGATGGATTAAATGCAGCAACTACTAGATTAGATAATCTGATCCGTGAGATGCAAGGCAATTGTGAATGCAAAAACTAAGGTTTCATGTCTTAGCGTTACCTCATACGCAAGTAACTGAGGAGTATTATTCTTGTGCCTATACAGCCAAGACTCATGGCTTTGTCAGAATGATGACTTCTATAGGCCATGAAGTCTATTTGTATGCAGGAGAAGAAACAACATCTAACCCTACAGAGTTGATTACCTGTATCTCTGAGGAACAAAGGGCTGAAGCAGTTGGAAACAACCACTTTACAAGCACCTCATTTGATAACACCTTACCTCATTGGCAAATCTTCAACGGTAATGCAATTAAAGAAATAAGCAAAAGAATACAACCAAAAGACTTTATCTGTATTATTGGAGGCCTAGCCCAAAAGCCAGTAGCAGATGCATTCCCTAATAATATTTCAGTGGAGTATGGAGTTGGGTACTCAGGAGTATTTAGTAACTACAAGGTTTTTGAAAGCAACACATGGAGATCAGCAGTGTATTCTCAATGGAAGAACGCTGCCTCAGTTGATATTAATTTTATGGATCAAGTAATCAATCCTTACTTTGATCCTAAGATGTTTTCTATGCAATTGGAAAAGAAAGATTACTATGTCTACTTAGGCCGTTTGACAAAGCGTAAAGGAATTGACATAGCCAGTCAGGTCTGTGAGCACCTTGGAGTTGAATTAATTCTTGGTGGTACTGGAGACTATAGACCTAAGTATGGAACCTATATTGGCAATGTTAAAGCAGAAGACAGAGCAGCCCTTCTAGGAGGTGCATTAGGAGCCTTCAGCCCTACCTTATACCTTGAACCAGGATGCAACTCACACTTGGAAGCCCTGGCTTGCGGAACACCCGTTATAACCACGGATCTAGGCGTATTTACAGAGACAGTTAAGAATGGATTTAATGGCTACAGAGCCAATACATTTGCTGAGTTCATAAATGCGGCGGAACAGGTAAAAACATTAGACTATAGAGAAATAGCAACAGACGCATATAAGAATTTCTCCATGGACATGATTAGATGGCATTATAATAGATACTTCCAAAGACTACTTAATCTATTTGATAAGGGTTGGTATCAGTTACCCACAGACAATTCACAGGAAATTGTTACACAATCGTAACATAAAAATAGCCCTTTTTGTTGCATATAGTCAACATAGGTGCTATACTTAAGATATGCAGCAGAGATGTTGCAAATACTAATAACAAAGGGAGCACTAAATGAACACAGAAAATATGAATGCAGCAATTTGCATTTTTTGCGAGACAATTATCGCAGACAGAATAGACTACAGCATAACTCAATTTTGCGTAGATTGCAATGAGTACAAGAGCATCATGACCGTTGGAGAATATCTTCAAGAGTACGGGATGGTGAATGCATAATGAGTAAAAAGAATCAAGCAATAGAGTATGCATTAAAAGATCCAAAAGCAGTAAAAAGATTTAAATCTAAGTTAGTTCCAAAGCCAAATGGATGCATTGAGTTTAAGAGTGCAATGTGGGACAAGAGAGATCTATATCGTAGATTTGGAATAAGATATTATGTGGATGGTGTAGGTATGTCTACCAGTGTAAAGGCACACAGATTTTCTTATGCATTGGCTAATGGAATTGATGCTTTGCCACAATCAAAAATATTTAATGGAAATACACCAATTGTTAATCATCTTTGCCACAACAAGAAGTGTGTCAATCCTGACCATTTAAGCATCCTCACAGTCAGTGAGAACAATGCTACAGAAAACAAAAATCCAGGGAAGTAAACATGATAGAAAACGGTGGTTTCAAAAATTGTAAGAGATGCAATACTCCTAAGCATGTAGACTTCTTTTATAAATCAAAACCTTTACGCAAAAACGATGATGGTTTTGACTACTACTGTAAAGCATGTCGTAATCAACAAGCAAAAAATAATTATCACAACAATACCGTAAAGTGTACTGTATGCGACAAGTCACATTATGCAAAAGGCATGTGCAGAAGTCACTATCTAAAACGGAAAAGACAAGAGAAGAGAGAAAAGAAATGATACAACAAGAACAAGCAAATCCAAGCACAGTACTTCCAAGTGGAGTAATGCTTTATGAAGCACAGAAGGTTCTTCAGTTCCTGGAAACAGGAGTTATGATTCTTCCAAGCACAAGTAGATCAGATTGGCCAAACACAACTGATGAGCAGTTTGACTACATGCTTGCTATGCACAGCAGACTAAATGCTTTATATGCTTTATACAATCCTACTGCTTCAGTACCACAAGGGATAGACAACGCCTAAATGCAATATAGAACCTGCTCTAAGTGTAAGATTGATAAGCCCTTAACTGAGGAGTTCTTTGGTCCTCAACAAAAGAATAAGGCTAGACTTCACACAGAATGCAGGATGTGCAAGAAGGCATATATGAGAAAATGGCAGGCAGACAGAAGAGCAGAGCAAGAAGTAGATCAGAAGAGAGATAAACACATGTATACTATCAAGGAACTAACAGCAGAAGAGAAGAAGCAAAGAATGGCAGAGGCTTATGCATATATGCACTATCAAGCATTTGGTAAGCCAATACCAGCATGGAAGTTAAAAGAGTTAGAAGGCATTGAGGAATGATCTACAAGATTTACTATTGTAAAGATTGTAAGGCAGCATCAAAGGACGAGACAGAGTGTATCGTTTGTGGAAGGACTCAACAAGAAATTGGTTGGGTAGAAACAGAAGAATGGGGAAATGAGAAATGAAATATGTATGGATATTCTTAACAATATTCTCAGCATTTGCTTTAGGTAAAAGAGTTTTCTTTTGGGCAATTATGTCTTATATATTTAGTTGGGGAGCATTGATTGCTTGTATTGCAATTCCTGCTAATCAGGCTAGACTAAAGGAAAGAGAACTAAAGATTGAGCAATGGACTAAAGACAAAGTAGAAGCAGCAGTTGCACAAAAAGAGTTTAAGACTATTAACACTGTTGATGATTTGTTTGATCAGTTAGATAAGCCAAAGGGGACAAGTAATGGAATGCCTAATCTGTAATCATTACAGCAAAGATAGCACAGTATGCAGAAGGTGTGAGACAACACTAAGAGCAGACCTATCTCAGTTGCCTGAGTTACAGAAGGAAGCAAAAGGTTTTTTAGTTCCAGGAAGATCAGGATCAGGAAGCCCAAGCACAGAAAGATCTATTGGATTCAATGTGAACGCCCTAGACTATTCTATGGCTAATGAAACTATTAGTGTTCTACATAAGTGGGAAGTTCCTATTAGAAGAGGCAGGAGCCTAACTCCTCCAGCATATCTAAAGGCTCAGCCAACAATAGAGTTAGAGTTAGAAGAGTCAGTCAAGTTCCATCTTACCCATCTTGAATGGTCAATGAATCATGAATGGATCAAAGATTTTGCGGGACAGGTAAAGGAACTATATACCAAAGGTATGGCAGTAACCAAGAAGTTCATAGAACAACCAAGGAAGATACCATGTCCAACAGAGGAATGTAGAGCACATATCGTTATAGATATAGAGAATCTATTGGCTGGTGTTACATGTCACAAATGCAGGACTTCATGGACTCTATATAGATTATTGTCTTTAGCCATGAATAATCCTAATAGAACCTTCTGGTTAGATATAGATGCAATATGTATGTGGATGAACCTATCTAAGATAGACCTTAATAAGATAGTTAGAGAGCATAAAGTACCTACAAAGAATGGGCTATATGATATCTCTGCTATTGCCAAAGCAAGGAGTTTAGTTTGATTTATTTACAGATATGCTGTATAATGGTAGCAACAGATATTGTGCACCCATAAAGTTTGACGGGACAGATAAAGCAATGGCTATTATAAGCAAGCAAGACCTTGATCAAATACAACTAATAGATGAGAAACTATCTAATGCTATCCTATTAAGAGCAGATACAATAGACAGCAAGAAGCATCTAATTAATGATATGATAGAAGAACTACTAGATGAGAGATTAAAGGTGAGTAAAGATGTTTGATATTAATATAACAGTTGGCCCAATAAATGTGGGTATCACAACAGATGAAAGATTATCCTTAGATCTAATAGACACATTAATAAACAAGGCTGTATTCCAGACAATGGTTCTAGATAATAGCCACCTGGGTAACATGATCAAGTATGATAACTATGATAATGATGTTGACTGTGACGAGTGCTCAACTAATATTACAGAAGAATTAGATTAATTAATTCTAGGTTTGACATATGAAATTTAATCGTCCGTGTTCAGGGTGTGGCATACTAGTCAGATCATCAAGATGTAAACAATGTGAGAGATTGCAGCAGGCAAGAAATCCAAGACGACGACACAATCAGTATGATTATGAATGGCAAAAAATGTCTAAGTTAGCCAGGACCCTTCAACCATATTGTTCAAAATGTTTAAGTACCCAGGACCTCACAGCAGATCATATTTTATCCATCGCTCAAGGTGGTCTAAATACTTTAGATAATATTTCTGTATTATGTAGGAAATGCAACAGTTCTAAAGGTTAATAATATTTAATTAATAGGCAGAAACCCTCTGGCCCACCCTCTGGCAGACCCTGGGTACGGGTAAATTCATGCTTACGCATAATACTTCCTTACCCTGGCTGCCCTGTTCTGTATAATATAGCAATATTATCAGATTTGGACATTTCGGACAAATTTGTCAACGATGTTGCAAAAAGGAATTCGTAGAAAAGGAAAAAATAAACTAATGGCTCAACCAACTGCGGGAAGACCTCCTAAGCCTAATGAACTAAAAAGGCTCATGGGTAATCCTGGAAATCATCCTTTGCCTGATTTAAATGTGATTACGCATTTGCCTATGGCTAAGGAAATACCAGCACCACCAGAAAATCTCAAAGACTCTGGATTAGATTTATGGAATCGTGCTTGGGGAATCGCTATAACTTGGCTTAGTCCAGTTAGTGATATTGAGTCAGTTAAGAATGCAGCAAACCTGGCTGATGCCAATGAAGCAGCAAGAGAGCGTTATATGATTTCTACAGAGCCTGCAGATGCTAAAGCATATGTGGCAATTAACAAAGCATTTACAGATGCTCTGACCTCACTGGCATTTGATCCAGTTTCTAGATCTCGTTTAGGTGTGGCAGAGGTACGAGCAGCAACTTCAATTGATAAATTATTGGAGAAAAGACAGAATCGTGCTAAGATTATATTTGAAGAAGAAGACATAAACCAAGGGGATGCAAGTGAAGCAAATAGCAATTAATGATATAGGCAGTTTAGAAGACTTTCTAAAGGCCATAGATGAATCCATGAAAGAGTATTTCGTTGGTGATATTGTCACAGGAACAGTAGTACAGATTGATCGTGAAGGAGTCCTTCTAGATATTGGCTGTAAAAATGAAGGCTATATCTCAAAGAAGGAACTATCTGCCAAGAGGTTATTTGATATTCATGATATCGTCTCAATAGGCCAAGTTCTACAGGCTACTGTAATAGGCCTAGATGACGAAGGCTATGTCCTTTCTACTAAAGAGGCAGAGGTTGAAATTCTATGGAACTCTATTGAGGCCATATGGAATTCAGAAGACAAATTGGTCTCTGGTGAAATTACTAGAATTGTCAAAGGTGGCATGATAGTAGATATTGGCCTAAGAGCATTTTTGCCAGCATCACAATTCCATGTTGATAAATCAGAGGACCTGGCTAATTATGTTGGCCAAATTGTAGATGCCAAGATCATTCAATTTGATAGAGCAAAGGGCAATATCGTCATCTCACGAAAAGCACTTGTTGAGTTTGATCAGAAGGAAGATAAGAAGATTCAATTTAGTAAATTGGCAATAGGCCAAGTACATACTGGCAAGGTTTCAGGTATTACTAACTTTGGAGTATTTGTTTCTCTTGGCTTAGTATCTGGTTTAATCCATCAATCTAAAATGGGCAAATGGACTCCTGAGCAATTTACTATTGGTCATGATTTACAAGTAGAAATCATAGATATTGATTTTGAAAAGGATAGGCTCTCGTTAGCATATAAGGGTTGATCATGGATAAAATACAATCATGGCCTCCAACATACCTCTCTCCAATTTCCGCACTTGAAAGAATTAATAGTCGTGGATATGATGTTATTGATTTTGCTGAAACATTATGTCGTATTACTGAGGATTCAATTGCTGGTAATGTAGGTGAGAAATTAGTCCTTCGTCCCTGGCAGAAAGAACTGCTAATTAATTTATATGCAGAAGATGAGAATGGCCTTCTAAAACATCGCCGTGCTTTGATTGGGATTCCTCGTAAAGCAGGCAAGTCTGCACTACTAGCGACTCTGGTCCTAGAGCAGTTATTGCTTGGAGTAAACGGTGGACAGATTTATTCATGTGCTGCAGATAAAGACCAGGCTAAGATTATTTTTAAAACGGTAAAGAGAATGATTGAGTTAGAACCAGAACTATCTGCCGTACTAACTACATATAGAGATGTTATTTATAATCCAGGAACAGGTACAGTTTACAGAGCCCTATCGTCAGAAGCGTTCACGAAAGAAGGTCTGAACTCTACATTTGTGGCATTTGACGAGTTGCACTCACAGCCAAATAGAGAGTTGTATGACACTATGTCTCTATCTATGGGTGCTCGTTTAGAGCCAATGCTTGTAGCAATTACCACTGCTGGAACGAAGTATGACTCATCAGGTAAAGAATCTCTGTGTTATCAGATGTATCAAAGAGGCGTTCAACTAGCAAAAGGTGAGGTTGAAGATCCTTCCTTCTTTTTCGCCTGGTATCAAGGAGATGAAAAACTTAACTACAAGGATGAAGACAACTGGCGTTTAGCCAATCCTTCTTATGGAGATATCCTATCTGCAGAAGATATGAAATCTGCTTCGCTCTTGACTCCAGAGGCTGAATTTAAAACTAAAAGACTTAATCTATGGACTGACTCTGCTCAGACTTGGATACCAACAGATGCATGGGATGCATTAACTCTTAAGAATAGAGAGCAAATTCCTGGCGAAGATGTTATCTTAGGCTTTGACGGATCCTTTAATGGAGACTCAACAGCAATTGTTGTCTGGTATTTAGGTGGAGAAAAGCCTCATTTAGATATATTAGACATTTGGGAAAGACCAGATGATGCAGATCAGAACTGGTTTATACCCGTTGCTGAGGTAGAATCGTGTATAATAGAGGCATACAGAAATCCAAACTACAGCATTCGTGAAGTAGTATTTGATCCTGCACGATACTCTAGAACTTTTATGCTATTTGATGAGGAAGGTATGCCAGTAGTTTCTTATCCAAACTCTGCAGAACGAATGGTTCCAGCAACTGCTAAGTTTTATGAGGCAGTTATGAATAACTCATTTACTCACTCAGGCAACGAAGCATTAAATAGACATGTAGCAAACTCTATGACCAAGACTTCCTCAAGAGGACTTATGATTCAAAAAGCAAACAGCAAAAAGAAGATTGACGCTTGCGTAGCAGCAATCTTTTCTTATGATCGTGCAACAGTGCCAGTTCCAGTAAAGCCTGTAGCAAGATACTATTCACTATAAGGAGAAACATGAAAACAAAGAAGCCAAACATAGACTGGTCATTAACGACTGAAGTAGTTGGAGTTGCCCTAGCGTCATATGGCCTATTCTTAATTTTTCCTCCTGTTAGTTTCATCGCACTTGGCGGATTTTTAATCTGGGCTACGGAGAAGGAATAACATGGCAACAGCAGGCATATATAACTTTGTAATAGATCAAGGTGCTACATGGACACTTCAAATGGTATATCAAAATGGTGCAGGCATACCAATTAACCTAACTGGCTATACTGCCAAGATGCAATTGCGTTTAAAGTTTGGTTCACCAGATGCTGCATTAACTTTGACCACTGAAAATGGCGGAATAACAATTAATGGTCCAACAGGAACAATTAACCTTCTTGCAACTGATGAGCAAACACTAGCATTAGATCCATTATTGTATGTATATGATTTAGACATTATTACTGGTGGAACAATTGAAAGATTAGTCATGGGTCAGGTAACTGTCAGACCAGAGGTAACAATTAATGCCTAATTTAGGTATACAAGTTACTGTTGATGAAAACAACAATGTAGTAAGAGTTATGAATCCTGGTTTCCCTGGAGCAACTGGACCCACAGGTCCTACTGGTGCGACAGGAGCGACAGGTTCCACTGGACAAACTGGAACTACTGGACAAACTGGACCTACTGGAGTAACTGGCAATACAGGACCTACAGGTCCCACTGGCGTAACTGGTGACACTGGTCCAACAGGAGTAACTGGTGACATAGGTCCAACTGGATCAACTGGCGTAACTGGAGACACAGGTCCCACAGGACCTACAGGTGTAACAGGAGACGCAGGAGTTACAGGAGCAACAGGAGTTACAGGAGACACAGGTCCAACAGGACCTACAGGAGTCACTGGTGATACAGGATCTACTGGACCTACAGGAGTTACAGGCGATACTGGTCCTACAGGACCAACAGGCGTTACTGGAGATACAGGTCCTACTGGTCCTACAGGAGATATTGGTCCAACAGGGCAGACTGGCCCTACAGGAGCCACAGGTGCTGACGGTGGATCAGTAAACTATTATGATTACCAAGCAAAGACCACAATAACAACAGGAAATCCTGGTAATGGACATGTTATTTGGAACAATGCAACACAAGTTTCTGCAACACAGATCAATGTGAGCCACATAAATCAAGACGGTATTGATATTGATATCTTCCTAGCATTGCTAAAGACAAACGACATTATCGTTTTGCAAGATGCAAATGACTCTAATAACTATCAGAACTGGACTATTTCTGCAACACCAACTCCACAAACAGGATACTTTGAATTACCTGTAACTTTGATTACATCAGGTGGAACTGGTACAACTAACTTTTCTAACAATCATCAATTAATCTTTGTAGTAACTGCAGCAGGAGTCGTTGGCCCTACAGGTGCCACAGGACCCATTGGTGCAACAGGAAGTACTGGTCCACAAGGAGTCACAGGCGATGTTGGCCCTACAGGAGTTACAGGTCCTATTGGACAAACTGGTCCTACAGGCGTAACAGGCGTTACAGGAGATGTTGGACCAACTGGTGTAACTGGTGATACAGGCCCTACAGGGCCTACTGGTGTCACAGGAGATACTGGTCCCACTGGCGTTACTGGTGTTACTGGAGATACAGGCCCTACAG